GTTTCTTAGCCCAGATGGGCCGGTAACAGTCCAGAGACCTTCTGTAACAGGAATATCTCTGTCCACATTTTTGGGGGACCAAGGCGACGACGGTGGCTACATACTGGGGTCTTGATAGACCCAAACGGGCGCCGTCAGACTATTGACTCTTACGACAGACGGAAGATGACTAGAAGAGTCGAGGGACTCTTTGAACGCTCTCCTCATAGAACCTGCCCATTGGCGAAAACGATCGCCAACGTCGAACCGGACCTCTGGTTCGTCATCTAAAACCAAGCAGGAAAACTTCGGAACTTGCGACACCGGCTCAGAAAAAGCCGGAGAGTAACCCCTTTCTTTTTTTTCGTAACCAAGATCACGAAAAAAGTTTTCTTCAAGAACACCTAAAAATTCTTGACAGAAACGGTATTCTGGATTTTGAAGTCCAGTAACCGGTGGGGAAAACATCTTATCAGTAAGATGTTTGTGCGCAATCCGAAGATGAGGAGTTGAGATAGCGTTCTCAGTCCTGTTCACCAATGGGAGGCCAAGGCCACCAAGAAATTTCGGTGAGAACCAACTCACCTCTCGAGGTACAAGATCAAGAATACCCCGATGTAAGGAAATGGCAGTTGACAAAAGCCACTCCTTATTTTCTTGGCCCTGCAGGAGAGCAGCGAACCTGTCAGACATTGACGACTTATACACGACATCGTCCCGAAATGAATCGGGACCAGGGAAGGCCAAATGGATCTTTGTCACCGGGATGATTTCCGGTAGACCCTTCCTTTTACTACAATCCCAATACTGGGGGAGGCGGACAAGGGTCGAGTTTACAGTGCAGAACTTGTTCTGCAGGTAATTCTTCCCTAAAGAGGGTTCCAACCCACCTTTGGCAACCCAATTCTTCCACCCCTCGTAGTAGATGCCAGGCAATGGACACAGAAGATCGTCTCCATTCGTCAATGCATTTACAAGTTCACCTCCTTCCTTCGAATAGTGAGGCAACGGTATTTCCCTGTTTAAGATCATCTCCTGATAACTCGTAGTTAGCGAGTAATTGATAATATTCAGGATTGGGAAAGAAAGTGGCCCGCCCATGAGCTGTCCCCACTGTTGCCTCTCTATCTTGCCCTCGAATTCGATATCATGCCGTGTCAAACCTCCGAGAATACTCTGCCGATGATTATAAGGGATATTGAAGATCCTAAAGACCTCCTCAGCGGTGGCTTCTGTGAAGTCAGGACGAATAAAATTCGTCGCGCTGGTATAATCAGCAGAGTTCATCATACAGTGTTCCCCTTTAAATGGATTCCCATCAATGAGCCACGAGAGGTGGTACTCACGGAGAGGAGTCCCTGTCAGGGAGAACACAGGTGAAGTTCGGAGCAAGGACCAGAAAAGTCCTTGATAAGATCGAGACACAGCATAATCGAGGGCAGTGCCGCAGGATATAACCCGAACCTTAAAAGGCTCGGGTAGGCCGACTAGTTTGGCCATAGGTGAACGACCGGCAGAGGAGTGGAGGAACTTTTTCCACTCTTGCCAATCATCTGGGTCCGTGATAGAACGGACCTCAGCGACTCTTCCACGACAGAGAGACATAGAGACAAGTTGAGAAGATAGGGTGCTATACTGCGAATCCCCACGGAACCAATCTAATTGGAGACGTGTGTTTCCGCAGTTCCTCCGAGAATATTCATAGGAGGCAGTTTGTGGTAAGCACCCTGGTTGGAAATGATCTTTATCCAACCCAGACTTGACTCGATAACAAAGCTCTCTGGTAACCTCTCGAATCTTTCTCAGGACCCGTTCCTCAAAAAACGGGATTGATATCTTCTCGATTATTGGTGATCGATCAGAAGTCAATTCGGAGAAGGTCTTCACGACCTCTTTCCGTATCCATAATGGGTGAATTGGTATAGAGGCCTTCTTTACCTCTGCTAACCCATAGAGAAAATCGACAGATTTCCGCCGTAGAGCCTGACCACGGGAAAGTTTTTTTAGGACTTTCCCAAGGCCAACACCCAAGAACGAGCCAGGACGATCCCGGAAAATTAATTCCGGTTCCGATGGCAATTCTTGGGCTAGTCCTGCCGACAACAGCCAACAGGTGTGGAATTTCAGGTACTTCGGTAACTGACCATGCCAGGCCAGACAGACAAACTTCTCTAGGAGCCTAGAGAAGAGAACATTATCCAAACCGACGTACCCCTTAGACTTGAAATAGAGGTGATAAGCCTCTAGCATACGTGACGAGAAATCCACACACCACTGACTATAATCGCCGACAGCGTCGAGGATCTTCATCCAAGACACGACGACATCCCCAGTACGTAGCGACCCTTCCAGGGCCGCTTTGACCTCTTCAACGGAACACTGACGCCGACCAAAGAGTCGGTAAGCCAGCTCCTCATCCGAGGTAGCGGTTTTAGTCAGCTGTACCGCCCCTACAGCCAGGTGCCGGAATTTACTCCGGTACTCTTTCGAAATCGCTTGGAAATT